CTGTAATATCAAATGCAGCCTTTAGTGCTTCATCGGCATTTTGCTTTGCTTAGCAAAGCAAAATGCCGATGAAGCACTAAAGGCTGCATTTGATATTACAGGAAGCTCTAGAAAGGCTCCCAAAGGTACAATTTATTCCGCAAGAAGGTTTGCAAAGAACCGACGATTTGGGGAGAATGTTGATGCATTAATATCTCCTTTTGCAAGGTTAAGAGCACGGTGGAACAAGGCTACAACCTATGAAGAGTTCGATGCAATTGAGAAAGAGACAACTAAGTTAATTGACGAAACACTTACCAATCCGTTGAGAGTAGAAGGCCCAAATACAGTAGGATTCAGAACTGTCGGCGGGGGCAGACAACCTGGTATAAAAACTGTGGAAGAACTGAATCCATTTGAAGGTAGAGAGGCACTTGGACTTGGTTTTGCTGATCCAAAGAATCTAGCTAAACGTAGGAAGTTCCGTGGACAATCACAACGTTTAGATAGTACTAAGCCTACACCTTTGAAAGAAGTAACACCTACACCTAGTAAGGCTGGAGTTGGTGAGACAAGGATTGATCCCGACTCCTTAGAAGAACACTTTGCTCACCAAAGCGGAACTGACAAGCCAATGTTAGACGTTATAATAGAAGCACTACAAAGTTTGTTAAAGAAATAGGAATAAATAATGGCTGAACATCCAGAAATACCTACCGAAGTAGACGCTAACATAGATGAGTCTCTTGGTAATGCTGCACCTAAGAAGAGTACACGTGCGCGTAAACAAGTAGTATACAAGATGGTTGGAGACAGTAAGATACCTGTATCCAAATCTACTGGTAAGGTATGGAAGTCACGCTTGAGCCAAGGCAAGAAACATACGCAGAATGTTACAGAGTCGTGGGATGAAGCCATTAGATACTTCCAGAACGACCAGTTGAAGCATCGTACCAGTTTAGAGTTTGCGTCTGGTAATGTTATCGGCAATCAGAGATTGAACAGTAACATCACAGAGACAGAGAATGTCGTATTCGCAAACGTCACTACAATGGTCCCTGCCCTATACGCAAGAAATCCAGAGGCAGAATTTACTTCTCACGACGACGAAAAGAAGCGACTCGCAACCATTACCGAACGTCTTGTTAATGTCATTGGGAATCGTAGAGCTGCACCAGGAATTAATCTCAAGCCTAAAGCTAAAAGATGTGTTGTAACGTGCTTGTTGACTAACCGTGCATGGATCAAGATTGGTTGGATACATCGTTCAGAGAGTAGTGAACAGGCATTGACTGACTTGGCTGATATAGCAGTTAAGTTAGAAAAGGCGAAGGATGCTAAGAAGATCGTAGAGTTGGAAGGTCAGTTGATTGCACTAGAGCAGTCTATTGACGTTCTACAGCCATCGGGACCGTTCGCTACAGTTAAGACCCCGCATGAGATTATCGTTGATTCCAATGCGAAAGAGATTGACCTGTCTGATGCTAACTGGGTCATTGAAGAGGACATGCTACCTACTGAGTTCATCCTTGCTAAGTATGCTCAGAAGAAGAAGGGTAGTACTGAGTACATGTCTATCTACCAGTCTACTCATGTGATGAAGGCAACTCTCCAGGGGGATGATGTACACGATAACTCCTCTGAGAGTTTTAATCTGTATGATACAGACAAAGACATGGCTAAGGACTTTGGCTTTACAGATGAGGATTCATTTGAGAAGGCTAAGATGACTAAAGTATACAAGGTGTGGGATAAGGTAACACGCCGTGTATTGTTGTTTAACGCTAATGACTGGACATGGCCTATTTGGGTGTGGGATGACCCATTGCAGTTAGATACATTCTATCCCTTCTATGCACTTACGTTCTTTGAGAGTCCTAGTGGCCCATTAACTAAGGGTGAGGTATCTTACTACTTAGATCAACAGGACGCTATCAACGAGATTACTGATGAGATGCGTCGTGTTAGGCGTTGGGGAAGGCGTAATGTTGTATATAATAAAAACGTGATCGACTCCGTTGATGTAGAGGCAATTCTAAATGGTGACGATGGTACTGCTAGAGGTGTCAATGTAGAGCCAGAGGTAGACCTTTCTAAAGTCATCAGTACTATTGCTCCTCCGTCTATCCAGTACCAAGCTATATTCGACAAGACTGGTTACTATGAGGCTATTGATAGAATCTCATCTGTTGGTACTGTCATGCGTGGTGAGCAGTTTAAGACAAATACCAACAAGGCGGCTGTACAGGCCAATGCACAAGCCGCTAACATGCGAGTTGATGAGAAGGCCGATCAGATAGAGGACTGGATTGGTCAAATATACTGGGGCATAGCGCAACTCTGCCTAATGAACATGCCGAAAGAACAAGTTGTTAAACTGATTGGTAAAGAGGGCGAAGAGTGGGAGAACATGTCTAAGGAAGAGGTTGGCATGTTGTCTCAGACAGTTGTAGGTGGGTCTACTAAGAAGCCTACCAGTGCTGCTAAGAAAGAAGAGGCACTAGAGTTTGGACAGGTTCTAGGACAGTTTGTTAATGCCGCTCCTGGGCCAGTGTTGAAGATCATGCTGCAAGTCATGGAGAAAGCCTTTGATGAAGTTACAATGCGAGAAGAGGATTGGACTGAGTTGAAGGAAGCCATTACTCAACAGCAAGAGGGAGGACAACAGCAACAGCAACAGCAACCGCAACAGGGACAACCACCTGATGTAGCCTCTATGAGTCCTGAGCAACTACAACAGATACTACAACAGTTACCTCCTGAGATTAAGCAAGAAGTACAGAGTGCTATTCAATCAGGAGTTCCCGCTGAGAAGGCTCTGCAAGCTGCAATCCAACAGATGCAACAGGCCCAACAGCAACAACCACCACAGCAATAAAGGGGAAGAATTATGGCTGATGAACAAGAAGTAATGTCTACTGACGCAGAGATTATGGATAGTATTGGAGAAGGGGATGAATCGACTACAAGTAAAGGTACTGGCGAAGAAAGTACTGGAGAGACGACGGACACTACAACGACGGCATCTACAACCAGTAGTGAACAAGGTATTGACGACAGCGATGAACAGCAGCAACAACAGTCGGCTGCTGGTCCCAAAGACCTCGTTGATGCTCAAGGAAACGTCCTTGCAACTGGAGGAAAAGAACGTCGATTCTACGAATCTGCACAAAGAGCTAAAGGCGAACTCACCACAGCAACACAAAAGATCGAAGGTCTTGAAGCCCAACTCAAAGCAGTAAGTAATGCTGGCTCAGTAGGCACACAATACAACCTCACTCCAGAGGAAGTGACTACAGGCGCTCAGATGATCGCAGCGTATAAGAACAATCCCATCGAAACTATCAAATACTTGTTGACACAAGCACAGGCTTCGGGGCATAATATAGATGCGGTCAGCTCCGGCGGTACGGATATGAACGCTATGAAGCAGATGATGAGTACTGCTTTACAACCATTGATAAGCGAACAGAAAGAGAGAAACGACACACAAGTAGCGAATGAGAAGGCACTAGAAATATACAATACCTTTAAGACTTCACACCCAGACGCTACAGTGCATGAAGACTCTCTCGCCCGCCTTATGCAACAGGACACTAGTTTAGATCCAGAAGGTGCGTATCTTAAACTCCGAAACTATTACTATGAACGTAATTTGGATTGGATGAAACCCCTAGATGTACTACAGAAAGAAGTAGGCACTAGAGTAGAGAATACGCAACAGGCACTACCAGAAGGTAACATAGCACAAGGCAATGTTACAGACACTTCAGAAGTAGCGTCTATAGATACCTCGACCAGCGACATTATACGTGCTGCTATGGCCGAGGCTGGAATAACCTAAACTAGGAGACTGCAATGCCATCTACCCCCATTGCCACAGTCCTCCATTCTACGTTGACCCGTTCGCGTAAGAAGCTGATTCTTGCTTCTATTAAGTCTAATGCTCTTATGGCATGGGCTTTCGCATCGAATCGCGTTGAGTTCGAGGATGGTGGACACGAGATTACTAACCCTCTCACTTTGGGCCGTAATCCTAATATCACTTCCTATGAATACTACGACGAACAGCCCATTACACAGACCAATGAGTTCACTACGGTGACTTACAATTGGGCACGTGTTTCGGGTTCAGTCGTGATTTCGGATCAGGAAGAGGACGAGAATCAGGGTTCCGCTCTGATCTTCAAACTCATGAAAGCTAAGATCGACGTACTTGAAGAGAGTATCAAAGAGAAGTTCTCTGAGTATCTCTATGCTTCTGGTGCTGGTACTGACCCCCAAGGTCTTGGTCTTCTCATTCCTGATGATCCCACAACGGGTACTGTTGGTAATATCAACCGTGCTACCGAGACTCAGTGGCGCACTTCAGCCTATGACTTCAATGGTAACTTGGACAGTACCAACATTGAAGAGGCTTACGATGATATCCTCATGGACTTGACACTCAAGGGTGACAAGCCTGATGTTATGCTCACTGGTCGTAACTTGTACCGGCATTATCGTACTGCCGTGCGTGATAAAGTTGTTATCAACCTTTCAGAGTCTAACTCTGGGAAGAAGATGATGGACCTGGGTTTCTCTGGTGTTAAGCATCAGAACATTCCCATGCTCTACGATGAGGATTGCCCCGTTAATAAGGTGTTCTTCATTAACAGCAAGTTCCTCCGCTTGCACATTCTCCGTCATGTCAACATGAAGGTCAAAGAGCTTGTTGCTCCTTGGACTATCGACGCACATGGTCGTCGTGTTGTTTGGCAAGGCCAGTGGTGCTTGTGGAAAGCCTTCCGTACTCATGCAGTACTGATCAACTCGTAATAGGAGACTAAGGGGATGACTGAGAACATTAAACCACGCTTTGAAGTACACAAGATGGAAGGTAAAGGTATCCGACGTGTTGCCACTCCAAAGGTCGATCCGAAACGGAAAGACAAGGATGGTCATGCACTGTTACTCGGTGGCTTCACTTATGAAGATAAAGAAGTCAATGCAGGTTGGATGGTTTACTTTCCTAGTGGTGCTTCTATCCACGTTTGGACCCAAGAAGAGATGGAACGACAAGGATTTATGGCTGATCCGCACCTTGTAAATATGGAGACTGGAGATGAGGTTGCCCCAATGGTCAACACCAGTCTTAAAGCAAGATCGGAACAAATGTCTACTCGTTCCAGAACCTCTAAAGTTGCACAAATATAACTGGAGATAGGTTATGAGTCGTGTTGTTTCTGACTATTACCCTCGCAGTATTCCTCAGTATGTTCCTAATATGGAATTTGCTGCCGATGTCGTTGGAGATACTGTAATCGTAAGTCTTGGTGCACCAGCTACTCTAGATGCTGATGGCATTTGGGATGGTGTAAGTGCTACCAATTCAGCTACTTCTTTCACTTCTGCTGATTATAAAACTACATTCGATGGAAGTTCTACCTCACTGACTTCTACTGCTGGTAAGATTGATTCGCCTTATGGGCGTACTTTGTCTTGCACGGGTAGTGCTGGGTCTGATCATGTATGTACAATTACTGGTCGTGACTATCTTGGTCAAGTAATGGCAGAAAGTATCACTCTTAGTGGAACAGGTGTAATTGCTGGTGCAAAAGCCTTCAAATATGTTGATAGCATAGCTATTGCTTCAGGAGCCGCTAGTGATACTGTCGATGTAGGTT